GTACATGTTTTGGTTTGTTCTGTTGGTAGGCGGGCTGGCCTGGGCGGCGGGCGAAATCGAGCCTCGCGGCTGGGGGGATGTACTCCAGTACGCGCTCACTATCGTGCCGGCCATCATCGCGGCGGCTGCCATTGGCATCCGCAACTGGCCGGAGCTCATCCGGTCCAAAACGTTCTGGGCCGGCGTGAGCGCCGTCATCGCGGCCGTCCAGCAGTATATGGCCGGCGCCATTGACCTGCCCACGCTCGTCTGGGCGGTGCTGGCGGGCCTGGCGGTGATATTTATTCGCGACGCCCAAGCCACAGCTACGAAAGCGGCGAACAGCACGGCCGCCGTTACGGACCCGACGCATCGGAGGTAGCGTGCGGCGCCTAGTGCTAGTGCTCGCCTTCACCGCCGGCCTCGCCCTGGCCGGCGGTCGGGCGGGCTGGCGGGTCGAGGTCGGCCAGCGGTTCGTGGTCCGCGTCTGGGCCGAGGAGGTGCTGGCGACCTGGGGCCCGCTCGAGCAGGTGGCTGGCGCCGAGCTCGAATATGGGCCGGCAGGATGGTACTGGAGCCCGTACACCGGCCTCGGCTGGGTTGGTAATGGCTGGTGGGCCCAGGTACAGGTGCGAGCAATACCCGGCGCCGTCGGCGTGGCGGTGCTGGGGGGATGGAGCTGGTGATGGGTGACGAGTCGCTGTTGAGGGTGCATAGCCGCGTTGACGAGCTGGACCGCCGTGTGACCGTGATTGAAACGTTGACCGCCGAACAATCGCGCCGGCTCGAGGCACTCGAAAATATGCCTAGGGACCTGAACCACGTCCGCAGCCAGGTGGACCGGTTGAGCGGCCAGATGGCCGTTGTGACGTGGCTGCTGTTCGCTATTGCCGGCGGTATCATCGCCGCCGGGTTCGCATTGTTCCGACACGGCAGTTAAAATAGAAGGCAACCCGGCCGGGCCTACCTCCTTGTATTAACCGGCCGGGGTATGACGCAGCCGGGGGCAATGCCCCCGGCTTTTCTTTTTGCCTACTCTCCCCGGCCGGCAGCGCATAACAGCGCAGCCAGGAAGAACCCAATTAGCCACCCTAGGACGAACGCTATCATCGTGGTCTCCCGGTGCCCCTGCAATGCTGGCACGTGGCGCCTTCGGTGTCGGTGCCGACGCCCGCGCAGGCCCGGCAGACCTCAACCAGGCGCCACGGCTCGAGCATGGCCGGGCCGTCGCCCCACATGGCCCGCTGCATCCAGCGGAGCCAGGGGGTGCCGTGGACCCAGCCGGGGATGTCGGCGCCGTGGCGCTCGAGGCTCGCGCGGACCACGAGGCTCAACTCGTAGATATCCCGGGCCCTGATAATTTCCGGGCTCTCGCCGGGCGTGATATGCAACCGCCAGACGCGCGGCGGCGGGGCGGTCAGCGCCCGCCCGGTGCTGATGCCGGTCAGGGGCCAGGGCAGTTGGCCCCTGATGATGGTTTTACTGGTCATTGGGGGCCTCCTCTTTCAACCTCTGATACGCCAGCTCGAGCATGATTGCATCGGTTCCGCCGCGCTCGACCTCGATCCACTCCGGTATGCGAAACTGGCGCTTTACCTCTTCCACGACGCTTTGGATGGAGTAGAGGTCCACGATTTTGCGAAGGGTGCCGTCTATGGGGATTGCGACCCGGTCCTGTTCGGTGAACAAGATGGTCATCAGCCCCTCCCGGACTATTTCGGTCAGGTACGTGGAAGCGGGGCTGAGGATTGATCTCGTTGACACCCCAGCTCTTGCCAGTGCCCGTATTTCCGCCTTTGCCCTCGCGACAATTTCTGCGTTTTTCATTAGCTCTCCTCCTCCGGGATGCTGGCGATGACGGCCCTCATGTCGATGTAGCCACCGCCGCACTCGGTGCTCTCAGCCAGCAACTGCCAGATGTCGTTGAGCGCCGCCTGGGCGACACGGATGTCCAATCGGCCGGTCAGGTCCACACGGACCCGCCGGCCGGTGTCGGGGTCGATGACTGGCAGCAGCATGATGACCGTGGCCCGGTCGGCCGCCCCGACGACCTTGAATGTAGTGCCTGGGGCGATGATGTGAACCGCCCCGTCGCAATCGCTAATGGCGAGCATCGGCGGCCTCCTCCGGGCACGTCGCCGCGCCGATGGCGCGGCACTCGCAGTTTTCACCGGTGGTGTCACAAACCCAGTAGACATCACCGGCTTGCATCTCCTGTCCCCGCTCGAGCTGGGGTGCCTGCTGACCGCAGCTAGCCAGCAGGGCTGCGGTCAGGATTGTGGCGGCGAAAATGTTTTTCATTCCTCCTCCTCATCCTCCTCAATGAGGTTAAACGCCAGCGCCTGCCGGCGCGTTTCCTCATGCGCGAGCCGCTCGAGCGCGCTCACGCGCGCCAGGGCCCGCTGCGTGGCCTCATCGGCCTCGTCAGTGGGCATGAAGAGGCTCGCAAGCTCCTTGTCCATCCTGTTGTAGGACAGGAGCCTGTGCGCCAGCCAGTCGAGGCTGGCTCCCGCCGCCCAGAGGGCGGCCACCTCGCGGTGAAACCACATGCCAGTGAGATGGGTCGGCATGGTGGTCTCACCAAAAACCTCGGCTGGGCCGTTAACGCCCAGGGTCGTGGCGGCCGCATCGGCGAACACTGGGTCTAACCAGCGAGGCACGTTACCGCGACCGGCAATGTGCCGGTCGAGCGTGTCTAATAGCTCGCCAGTTACGCGCGTCCTGTTCTCGCGCGCATCACGGAGGCGCGCCACAAAATAGTTGCGCAGACCAATTGTGCGCGGGTCGTACCCTGGGTATGCCCACGCGCTCTTCTCGCAGCAGGCCTGCGAGCTCCATGCCGCCCAGCGAATGCGGCCGCCAGGCCCCATGTGGGCGGCAAACCTGGCCTCCTCACTCCATGCGAGGATTAGGGAGGCTCCGCCGGTGACGTGCCAAAGCACGTCCAAGGAGCGGCTATAGAACGTGGGGCTCGGCCAGCCCTCCTCGTCCATGTCCTCAGCCGCGGCCCGGATGAGCGCCGCGACGTCACGTGCCTCGTCCGGCGCGTCCTCGAGGTCTCGAATCCGTTTGCTATCGGGCCACGTGTGGCCCAAGGCCGCAGCTATAACCAGCGCGTTTCCAAGTAGATTGTTTATATACATCCTTCTACCTCCCCTCGATCACTCCTGCCCGCCCAACACGGCGGGCGGTCAGCGCCACCAGCAACCTCTCGGCCATCTGGCGGCTGGTCCTGACGTGCCAGCGCGTGGTGCGCCGGCCGTCTGGCTCTATAACGCGGATGGTATACCTATGCCTCTCTCCCATTACCTGCCTCCTCCCAGGCTGGCGGCCATCTGCGCGACCGTCAGGTCGTACATGACCGCCAGCCAGATAACGACCGCGGCCGCGAGGCCGGCGGCCACGAAGACCGCTGCCACAACGGCCCAACCCCGCCTGCTGGACGGCAACACGGCCAACCAGGCCACGGCTACCGTGAGCGCCCAGGCGGGGATGGCGACCAGAATCGCGAGGATAGTCACCGGCCCACCTCGCAGTCGCCGGTAGGTTTTTCGCTGACGCGCTCGACTATCGAGCGCGTAATCCTCACCACCGGCGCCGTGGCCGGCGGTGTCCATATGCTGCCATCTGGGGTGTATACGATAACCCCGTCGCAGCGTGATAGGGTGTCCAGTCCCAGCGGGTCAAACGGGTCCGGCCAGTGGGCCGGGTCGGCCAGCACTGCCACGCCGAGCTCGCGCATGCTGACCGCATCCCGCTCGTTTTTGCGGGCATACTGCCACCCAGGCGGCAGCAGGAGCACCAGCCTGATGGGCTCGGGGTAGCCCGGGTTTCCACCAATGAGGACGTGCCAGCCCTCGCCCTCAGCATGGGCGAGGCTGGGGATGGCGTTGATGATGGTGTCGGGGTCCGGAGCCGCCGTCGGCGGCTCCGGCACGAGGTAGAGGACCTGGGGCTGCATGCTACTGGGCCTCGATCTCCCAGCCGCGGCCGCGATTCCAGATGAGCGACTGGCCGGCACGGTTGCTAACCCGCAACCGAATGATGGTGCCGTCGTTGTCGAGCTCGGCGCGCCAGTAGTTGCCAGAGACGGCGTATGGCCGCGAGCCGGTGAGGCGATGCTCCTGGATACCGAGCTCGGCAGTCACGTCGCGGAGCCAGGCGTACAGAGCCTCAGGCCCCGGATAACCGTCGGTCTCGAACATGTCGCGCAGGTTGTCGGTGGGCACCGTGCCCGTCTCGAACATCTGGTAGGCGACGTTGGGGGTCCAGGTGTCGTTGGCCGTGTGTTTGGTGGTTTCGTTCATCATCATTTCCTACCTCCTCGATACGCACTATATACCATATCGCCCCGCGTGTCAACCCCCATATATCGCGCGGCGGTTGCACCGCGCTCCAATATGCTGTATGCTGCATATGAGGAGGTGATATATGAGCAAAGCACTGTACCAAATGCGGCGCAATGCCGGCCTGACCCAGGGCCAGCTCGCCAACGCCGCCGGGGTCCATTTGAGGACCTACCAGCATTACGAAGGCGGCGGGGCCGTCCCGGGTCTCAACATAGCCGCCAGGCTGGCCGCTGCCCTAGCGGCGACGCTACGCCGCGACTACCGCGACGTGTTGGCCGAGCTGGCCAGCGACGTCGCGGCGGCCAACGGCAAGGGCGGCCATTAGGCCGCCCGGAGGAGGTATAGCATATGCAGTATAGCACGAGGAGGTAGACGTGGGAGAAATCGAGCTTAAAACGTACAACGATCTTGCACGAGTCGCGCAGGATGTAGTCAAATCTGGCTTAACAGCGTTTAAATCGCCTGAACAGGCCATTGTACTCATGCTCCAGGCCGACGCAGAGGGCCTCCACCCGATGCGGGCCCTGGCTGAGTACAACATCATCCAAGGCCGCCCGGCGTTGCGTTCTGATGCCATGCTGGCCCGCTTCCAACAAGCAGGAGGTAAGGTTCGCTGGATCGAGCGTGGCGATACCGCCGTCGAGGCGGAGTTCTATCACCCCGCTCTGATGGACCCGGTACGGGTGCGGTGGACGCTCGACCAGGCCAAAAAAGCCGGATTGGCCAACAAGCAGAACTGGAAACAATATCCGCGACAGATGCTCACTGCCAGGGTCATCAGCGAGGGTGTCCGCATTGCATATCCGGCTGTCGTCACGGGTGTTTATACGCCTGAGGAGGTGGCCGACTTTGACGTGACGCCGACCGAGCCGGTCCGCGTCGAGGCTGAGCTGGTCAAGGCAGAGACCGCCTCGCCGGCAGAGAGCCCATCTGCGCCCGCTCCGGCCCAGGCGCCGGCCCCAGATACCGCCCCGGCGCCGGAGGCGGCTAGCTCGCCCGCTCAGCCAGCGAGCGCCCGCAAAATCACCGGCGAGCAGGCCCGGGAGATTGGCGCCATGCTCAAAGCGCTAGGCATCACCGACAAAACCCTCGGCCGGCGCCTCATCGCGGCCATCATCGGCCGCGAGTACGGCCAGGTCAACGACCTCACAGCCGCGGAAGGCGCCCGCGTCATGGAGGCCGTCGAAGAAATCGACGCGGCCCTGGCCGAGGCGGGCGTGCCGGTTGAGAACCGCGGCGGTTATCTGGCCGCCGTCCTCGAGGCTGGCGAGCTGCCGCCGCGCACCGCCAACGAGGCGCGCCAGGACTACGCAGCCTGGGCCGCGCTGGGCGAGGTTGAGGAGGGGGATAAATGAGCGAGGCCCTCAGAGATATACTGGCTGAACTCGCCGCCATAGAACGAAAACGGGCTAAGGTCGGTGCCGCCATTGCTGCCGCACGCAGCGAGGCATTGAAGCGCTGGCACAGGGAAAACCGCGCCTGCATCACCGAGTTCGGGCGCCTGGACGATGCAGTCACGACGCTGCGCCAGGAGGCCTCCCGCGAGGCCCTCGCGCTCTACGAGGCCACCGGCGACACAGAGCCGGCACCTGGTATCAGCATCCAGACAGAAACCGTGCTCGAGTATGACGATGCTGACGCAATCATCTGGCTGCTCGGCCTCGCGCGGGCGTTGGGTTATGACCCGAGCGACTATCTTTCGATTCGGCGGCGTCGGGCCGAAAAAATCATGCGCGCACAGAAGCCGGTTTTCGTGCAGTTCCGCGAGGAGCCGCAGGTTACATTTGCACGTGACCTGGCCGACCTTTACAAAGAGGCGGCCGGGGAGGGTGTGACTGAGGTATGACATGAAAACCTGGCAAATCACCGACATCGAGCTCCGCCACGCCCTCAACGAGCTCGAGCGCAGGGGGGCCTACGGGCTCCCCCGCTCGGAGCTCGCGGCGCATTTTAGCTCGGACCGAAAGGGGAGGGCTGTCATGGCCGCCCTTGTCGAGCGTGGTATGGCGGCCATTGTCACGGTCGACAACCCCATCGGCACGGGCCAGGTCTACCGCCTGGCCCAGAGTGCGGCTGAGGTCGCGCGAGAGGACCGCGAGTTGCTGAGCCGAATTGCCCGACTGGAGCGGCGTCGGGCTGGCCTCCGGCAGGCCTGGGAGGCCGGGGGCGTGCGTGAGGTTCAGCCCGCCCTGGGGCTGGAGGAGGTATAATCAAAAAGCGCCCCCGTTGGGCGGGGGCGGAAAGGAGGTTCGGCACGTGCAGTATACCACATTGCAGGAAAAACCCCGGCGGGTAGGCCGGGGAGAAGGGAGACCACGTGCATGATACCACAAAACAAACCGGAGGTCACCAATGAGCGTTGAGGCTATCACCTGGGCCTTGCGCGCGGCGGAGGCGGGGCTGGTGCCATCGCCAACGGCGGCCCATGTGCTCATCGTGCTGGCAAACTATGCCAATGGCGACAATATCGCATGGCCTGGGCAAAAAAATATAGCTGCGCTCGTCATGCGCTCGGAGCGGCAGGTTAGGCGGGCGCTCGAGGAGCTCGAGGCGGCCGGCCTGATAACAGCTCATGAGCGTCGCCGCGCCAACGGCTCACGCACGTCAAACGCCTACCAACTCCACATCAACATACCAATGAAGCAACCGGACACCCATGACCGGTTGCAAACCTTAGTCAACCACGCTCAACCGGACACCCATGTCCGGGGGCCCCGGACACCCATGTCCGGACCAGAACCGTTAGTAGAACCGTTAGATACTACTCTACGTACTGTACATCAGGGGTCTATAGCTACACAGGCGCCGCCGGAAACTGAGGCGGCGGGAGCAGAACTCTCAAAACACCTCGAACGGCAACGCCGCGTCGAGACCCGCGAGCGTCTCCGCGACATCGAGCGCCAGGTGATGCAACCACTCGGCGCCGCCGGCCGCCGCCTCGCCGAGCTCATGCGCGAACTAACTATGGCCGGCCTCGACAAACGCCGCTGGCAGCTCTGGCTCGAGGCCCAGGTGCATCCGCACCTCAAACGCCTCGGCCCCGACGTTTTTGCCGGCGTACTCGCCGAGGCCGTCCCGCGGGCAACCGGTGCACGTGACCCGCGGGCATTTCTGGCCCACGCCCTGCGCGGCGTAAACCCGCCGCGGAGAGGGGCGACACCGCAGCAGGCGCTCGAAGAGCTGGATTTGGACGCGCTGCTCGGGCCACTGGAGGAGGCGAACGATGCCTGAGCCTGCCAAACGTGCCGGTGACGTGCTCCAGACGTGGGACCTGGCCTGTCCCTACTGCGGGGCGACGCGCGAACTCGAGGGCGGCCACCGCGTCCCACCCGACGCCTGCTGTTATCCCCAGGCGTTGCGCCAGCTCGGCTGGATGGTGGTTTGGCTCCGCCAGCCGGGCAACGACCCGCAGGAGGTGGCGCGGGTCCGTGAGGCTGCCAATGGTATCCGCCGCGCTATCGCCGGCGCCAGCCGTGAGACGATTGACGACGCCCTGCGCGTCCTGGCTGAGCGTCACGGGACGCGGAGTGACGTCTACAAAAAGGCCTCTGATGTGGCCCGTGCGATGGTGGCGGGCCCGACGGCCCGCGGAGGGGGTGCGTAGGACGTGGATGCGGCGGGGCGTGGACGGGCCTATTACAACGAGTGGGACCCGTTCGCGGCCCAATGGCTACGGAACCTCATCGCGGCCGGGCACCTACCACCCGGCGACGTGGATGAGCGCGACATACGGGAAGTTGACCCTGATGAGCTGCGCGGATACACCCAGTGGCACTTTTTTGCGGGCATCGGTGGATGGCCCTACGCTCTGCGGCTCGCCGGCTGGCGCGATGAGTGGCCGGTCCTCACCGGCTCACCGCCCTGCCAACCGTTCAGCACTGCAGGAAAAATGAAGGGGGTTGACGATGGGCGACACCTCGCCCCTGTTTGGTTGGGGCTCATCCAAAAGCTCCGCCCTCCTGTCGTCTTTGGTGAGCAGGTTGCAAACGCGGCTACCCTACACAACTGGTTGGACGATTTGTTCGACGCGTTGGAGCTGGAAGGTTACGCCACGGGGGCGGTGGTACTCCCAGCTTGTAGCGTCGGCGCGCCCCACGTTCGCCAGCGCCTCTGGTTCGTTGCCGACCTCCTGGCCGACACCGACGGCGACGGATTACAAATCGCGGAGCAGCTACAGCAAGGGCGGCCTGGCACTTCCTGGAGCGGCGAGGCTGGCATCGTGGCCGACGCCAACGACAGACAATTTCCGCAGTCGCGGAGGGGACAGGAAAAACGAGATGGGAATGGACCAGCTAGCGCGCAGCATACCGGAGATGGGACCAGCGCGCATCACGGCGGATGGGAAACTCCTGACTGGCTCCTATGCAGGGACGGTTTCTGGCGGCCCGTTGAGCCCGGCACATTCCCGCTGGCTCATGGGGTACCCGCCCGAGTGGGACGACTGCGCGCCTACGGCAACGCCATCGTCCCGCAGGTCGCAGCAGAGCTCGTGAGGGCGTGGATGGATGTGAGGGGGATAGCATGAGAGCCGAACAGTTTGCCACCGAGGCCCAGCTCCAGCAGGCCATTGTCAACTACCTGCAGGCCCTCGGCTGGTACGTCATCGTCACCGACGCGGGCGAGGCCGCACGTGCCAGCCGCCAGCGCCACCGGCAGGGGCGTATGAGGCCCGGCACGCCCGACCTGGTGGCACTCCGTAACGGCCGCGGGGTCCTCATCGAGGTCAAGCGGCCCAGGGGGAGGCTGACGGAGAGGCAAAAATGGGAGCACGATGTGGCCCATCGCTGCGGGGTGCCGGTTCTCGTGGCCCGGTCGGTAGAGGATGTTGAGGTGTTTTTGGAGGAGGTTGGCAGATGAGCAGAAAAGAGCGCATAGACTACATCCGGAAAAAACTGAACGGCAGCGTCCAGGACGCTGAGCTGGTTCTGAGCGAACTCGAGGCGGCCGAGCTGGTCCGCGCGGGCGACTATGCCGACCTGGCCGAGTTCGTGCGTCACCTCGGCCAGGTGGACCTCGAGGCCGTTCTGGCCGACGCTCGGGCCGGCCGCGTTGCGGAGCTGTGGGCGTATGATTGTTACAACCACCTCAGCTCGTATGCTGGCAACCCGGCCGCCCTCCGCGAGCTGGGGCGCCAGATGGAGAAAGTCGGGTTTGACGTAACGTTGCGTGCCCTGGAGGTGGCCCGCTATGAGTAGCAGCTTCGAGCAAGCGGTCTCCAACGCCCCGACCGATGTGTTGGAGCGGGAGCTCAGGCGCATCAAGGCCGATTTCCAGGAGGCGGTTGCCGAAATCAGCCGCACCTCCTGGGGCGGTATAAGCCGCGAGAGCAGCGTTGCTTACCACCGGGCCGTTGTCCGGCGGGCTCTGGCCGAGGCCGAGTTCCGCGTTGTTAACGCCGAGCTGGAGCGGAGGCGGTTGGAGGGGAGAAGACGGAATGAGTAGAGAACCAAAAATCAAAATCGCAGTCGGTGCGTTTGTGCCGACAATTGGGGAGCAGCTCGAGCAGCAGGGGCTGCGGATAGGTGATCACGAAATGCTGGGTCGCATGCAGCAGCACCTCGATTGCATTAATCGCATGCGCATTGCCGGGCTGTTGGCAGATCGTGAGGTCGACAACATAATGCGCCGGTTTATACGTCGTCTCGCTGCGCTCGCGGAAGAGCTCGAGCAACTGGAGGGCGAAGATGTTTGACGACGACTGGTACCCGACGAACGAACAACGCTGGGAGCCGGCGGTGGGTTTCGCGATAACCCGCCTGCACCGTGACGGCCGCGACGTGAGGCGTACGCTATACCGCGGCCTCACCCAGCGCGGCATGCCATACGTGGCAGAGGTCGGTTTGTTGGACGGTCAGGTCCGCGCCAACGACGCGCTCATCTGGTACCGCCTGCACGAGGGCGTGCTGCACTGGGCGGCCCAGCCGCTGGGGAGGCGGTAGTGGCGGTTGCTGCCAGGCGTGTATCGCCCCGTTGGCGCTGGCGGGCCAACGCCCTCGCCGAGGCGCTGGTTGGGTCGCGGTGGGAGCGGCTGCCGAACACGCCCGAGAACGTCATCAGGCACGGGGAGGGTGGCCGCCCTCCCCTGCACGGTCGAGACGCCGGTCCGCGGGCCATCACCGTCATAGTGCCTGCGTTGCCGGAGGCTGGCTGGCCCGAGGAGCGTTACCGGGTCGGCTGGCATGAGTACCAGCAGGCGCTATCAGCCCTCAGTGATATAGAGCGGAGCGCGCTCAGGTCCTGGCTGCAGCGCAGCAACGGCGGCGCCCTATGGTCGGCGCAGCGCCGTAATGGGCGCGTCTACATCCGCCGCAACAGCCATTGGTATGATGACGGCCCGCTCTATCGGGCGGTGTCCGTTCTGGCCGCGCTGCTGCTGTCCCCAGGAGTTGACCTGTGATATGATAGAGTTGCGGAGCTAATGACGAAGGGGCCCCAGATGGGGCCCCTTCTGTTGGACGCATAGGAGGTGCTGGTGGGGGCGACGTGGCAGAGCCGCATTGTGGGCGAGGGCGAGGCAGACCCTCGCGAACTAACAGACAATCCGCTCAACTGGCGCCGGCACCCCGAGCCCCAGGGGCAGGCGCTCGAGGAGGCCCTTGGGCGCCTCGGTTGGATTCAGCGCGTTGTCGTCAATCGCCGGACGGGCCGCCTCATAGACGGACACCTCCGCGTCGAACTAGCCCGGCGCCGGGGCGAGCGCGTGCCGGTGCTGTACGTAGACCTGGACGAGGAGGAGGAGCGGCTGGCGCTGGCGACCCTCGACCCGCTATCGGCGCTGGCAGAAACTGACACTGACCAGCTGATGGACCTGCTCGCCGACGTGGATGACGTGCCGCCGGCGCTGGGCGAGATGTTAGCTGATCTGGCTGACGTGGACCTAGCCGGTGGAGGGGGCGCCATATCCGCCGCGGACGTTGCAGAGGCGGAGGTCGATCGTCCGGTCGATGAGCTCCAGCGCGAGCTCGGCACCGCTGTGGGCCAGGTCTGGGCCGGTGACAACGTCACCCTCGTTATCGGCGACGCCACAGACGAGCGGAGTTATGCCAACCTCAACGGCGCGGTCGAGGCAGTGTGGACCGACCCTCCGTATGGCGTTGACCTGGGGGCGAAAAACAGGTTTTTGCAGCGCGTCGAGCCCGCTCGACGCGACACGGTTGGCCTCAAAAACGATGACCTCGATGATGGCGAGCTGCGCGAGATGCTTCGTGGCGCGTTCACGCTGGCGCTCGAGCGCCAGCGTCCTGGGGGTGCCTGGTACGTAGCGGCCCCGCCGGGGCCGCTACAGTGCCTGTTCGGCGGCGTGCTGGCGGAGCTCGGCATTTGGCGGCAAACGCTCATCTGGGCTAAAAACAACTCCACGTTTGCGCCGCTGGGCGTTACCTACCACTGGGGTCATGAGCAGATTTTCTATGGTTGGAAACCTGGCGGGAAACACGCCGATTACACCGGCCGGACACAGACGACGGTGTGGCAGGTGGACCGCCCGATGGCCTCACCGCTACACCCGAGCACTAAACCGGTTGAGCTGGTTGCGCGGGCGCTCGAGCACGCCACCCGGCCCGGCGACCTGGTGCTAGACCCGTTTGCCGGCTCCGGCACGACGGCCGTTGCTGCCGCGCAGATGGACCGTCGGGCCTATGTGATCGAGCTCGATCCGGCCTACGCGGCTGCGATTATCAGCAGGTTGGAGAGTGCCGGGGTTTCGATGAGGCTGGAGGCCAACGGTGGCGAGTAAATCGCGCAGCAAAACCTCCCCGGTGCGCGCCCGTCGGGCGCGCATTACCCGCGACATCCTGGCGCTACGGGAAAGCGGGCTGTCAATCTCCGAAATCCACCGCACCCTCAACGAGCGCTACCAGGCCGAATACGGCCACGGCATAGGGCGCTCGACCGTGCACAAATACCTCAAAAACACCCTCGACGAGCTCGAGGCCGAGGCCATTGAAACCGCAGCGCGGATGAGGAGCCTCCAGCTGCAACGCCTATCGAGGCTCCTGCGAGCGCACTGGCCGCACGCTGTCCGCGGTCACATGGGCAGCACGGACCGCGTCCTGCGAATCATCGAGCAGATGAACCGGCTATACGGCATTGACGCCCCAGAGCGTCATGACCACACCATCCGCATCATCGACGAAACCGATGAGGAGGTGAACGCTGAGTGAGAGCGTAATCAAACTCCCAAAGCCTCACCCAGCTCAGCGCCAGGTGCTCAGGGAGCGCCGGCGCTTCAATGTACTGGCGATGGGTCGGCGGTGGGGCAAAACCACTCTGGGCGTCCGCCTGCTCAAACACGCCCTCAACACCGGCCGGCCGGTGGCCTGGTTTGCCCCGACCTACAAACTGCTGGATGAGGCCTGGCGCGAGACACTCCGCCTCTACGAGCTGGCGATTGTCCGCCAGGATGTGCAGCAGCGGAGACTCGAGCTCGCCGGCGGCGGGTCCATCGAGTTCTGGAGCCTGGACCGCCACGACCCGGCCCGCGGCCGGAAATATAGCCTCGTCATCATCGACGAAGCGGCGATGGTGCGTGACCTGGCCGACAAATGGCAGGCGGCCATTCGGCCGACGCTGACGGACTACAGCGGCTCGGCCTGGTTTCTGAGCACGCCACGTGGCCAAGATTATTACTACGAGCTTTATCAGCACGCAGGGGAGGCGGACAACTGGGCGCGTTGGCAGATGCCCACCGCTGCAAACCCGCACATCGACCCCGAGGAGATCGAGGCGGCGCGGCGCGAGCTACCAGAGTTGGTGTTCGCCCAGGAGTATCTTGCGCAGTTCGTTGACGTTTCCGGCGGTCGCATCCGGCGGGAGTGGATACGGTACGGCACGCCACCCGACGGGCTCGAGCCCGTCATGGGGGTGGACCTGGCTATCAGCGAGCGACAAGGGGCGGACTACACCGCGGTGGCGGTGCTAGCCCGTGATGAAGAGGGCCGCGTCTGGGTGCTGGCCGTCGAGCGGGTGCGCACCAGGTTCGCGGGCGTTTTGCAGTTCATCCGCCAGCAGGCGGAGCGCTGGCAGCCGCGCGTCATCGCTATTGAGCAGACCCAGTACCAGGCAGCCGTGGTGCAGGAGCTGGCCCGCACCACTACGCTCAACGTGCGCGGGGTGCGACCGGACAGGGACAAACTCACGCGGTTCATGCCGCTCGAGACGCGCTACCAGCAGGGGCTCGTCTATCACGGGCCCCAGGTGACGCGAGAGTACGAAGATGAGCTGATTGCGTTTCCGCTCGGCGCCCACGATGACCAGGTGGACGCCGTCGCCTACGCCTGGCGGGCGCTGGACATGGCCGCATCGCCGGAGGACCTACGGCGAGCCTATGGGTGGTGAGACATGGTTGACGTAACCGACAACGTAGTACGGGCGGCGCTGGCCTCGGTGGAGGCTCGAGCAGCCCAGCACGCCGAGGCCTACGACTGGGCCCTGGGACGGCTTACCAATCCGCCCGTCGAGCTATTGCCCCCGGCGCAGACCCTCGAGGGGCGCATGGAGTTGCAACGTATCTGGCGCCAGTCGCAAACCCTGGGCCCCCGCATCCTGGACCGCATCGTCTGGGGCACCATCGGCGAGGTCAACTGGGGTGGCGAAGGGGGCGAGATTGACGCGGCGCTCGAAGCGCTCGAGCTCGGCCAGCTCACCCAGCGGCTACTCGTCGACCTGCTCGTCGGCGGCATGGCCGCTGCCTGGGCCTACGTCGACGCCCGCACGGGTCAGCCGCGGGTCAGCCGCCTGTCCGGCTACCTGCAGCCGCTCACCGACCCTGACGACGTTGACCGCGTTGTCGCCATCTATCAGGCCTGGCAGTCGGCGGACGTGCGCCAGCGCCATCGCTGGAACGTCCGCATCTACGACCTCGAAGACGCCACCCTCCGCGAGTGGCTGGGGGTACGCTCGCCCACCAGTCTCGCGGCGCCGCCGGTTGAGTATCCCAATATCACCCCGCCCCGCTACGCGATGCTGCACCTGGGCGACGACGGCCTGCCCCAGGGGCCGGTAGCTGCGGCATTGCCGGTGCTCAAAGCGGAGTTTGCGCAGCAGATGCGCATCTACCGCGTGGCCGAGCAATCCGCCTGGCCGGTGCTCGCCATCCGCGGGCAGATCAACACCGGAGAGCGTGGCCCGTCGCGGGTGCTCCAACTTTCGGACAATGGCGGGGCCGAGTACCTGCGTCCTGGCGACCTGGGCCAGCTCGAGGGCCTCCACGACCGAACGCTCGAGCGTCTGCGTGAGGACCTGTCACTCCCAGGCGGATTCCTGGGCCGACAGACGCCGAGCGGCGAGGCGTTACGCGAGGCTAACCTGAAGTTCGTGCAGGCATGCTCGAGTTACGCCCGCCTGCTCAGCCGCCTACTGACCGGCGTGGCGGCCGACTACGCCGACCTGGCCGGCATCAGAAACCCGCCCCAGGTCAGCGTCATCGTCAACCGCGAGTTCGACCGCTCCCAGCGCATCGCCGACGTGCTGGCGCTCTACCGTGAGGGGCTCATCCCGCTCTCGGTGGCAGTCAACGAGGTCAGTGTGTACATGCCCACCTGGTCTGACGAGGAGGTGGCGGCCTGGATTGAGAAAAACGAGCGCACCGTCACGCCCGACGATCTGGCCCGCGTCCTCGGGGGAGGTGGCAATGCGTGAATCGCGAGGAGTTCCGGCCGCTCGGTGTGGCCATGACCGCATTGATGGCCCGCGTCCGGCGGTTGGTCGAGGGCCGCCTGATACCCGACCTGCTCGAGCGGCCGAGCGCCGCCCGCGGCACTATCGTTGACGTTATCGCCCGAACCTGGATGTCCGGCGCGCTGACGGGGTACGCGGTACACGGGGCCTATCTGGAGGCGCCCGCGAGCATCCCGCCGTCGCTGGCCCAGCCTCTTGCCGAACAGGCGCTACAGCACGGTGAGTGGACGGCGACGCGCATCCGCGAGGTGCTGGCAGACCGCGAGGTGACGATGGGCACGGTTGGATTGCTGGCGCGCTCGAGCGCCGAGGCCTCAGCCTGGATGGGGCACGACACCGCAGCCCGCGGCGTGGCCCACATGATGGAGGCCGGTTTCAAGCGCTGGGTCAGGTCGTGGCCGCGGAAAGAAGAACGCGAACACTCCGTACTCGAGGGCCAGGTGCTACCCGAGCCGGAGCTGTTCACGCTCCCCGACGGCCGCAGGGTCTACGGACCCCGCGACTGGGACCGCGTGCCCGACCCAAGCGAATGGATCAACTGCGGCCACGCCCTCGTGTACCTGCGCGAGGCGACCGTGGCCGACGTGCTGTACAACCCGCCGACCGAGTCGGCGATTTTCGGAAGGCCATAACGGGGCACCCGCCCCGAGGCAGCCCGGCCCTGGTGGCCGGGCATGAACGACCCAGGAGGTCGAGATGGCAGAGGAAACCAACACCAACAACCAGCCCGCCAACGAGCAGAACAACTCGCAGCAGGGAACGCCCCAGGAGGGCAATCCGGCGCCGGTCCCGGAGGCCGGAGGGAACGACGACGCGCCGCGCACCGGCGAGGAGTGGATGGCCCAGGAGCTGAAGCGCGCGCGCGAGGAGGCAGCCAAATATCGCACCCGTGCGCGTGAATTCCGCGAGCAGGCCGAAAAGGCACAAACGCTCGAGGAAAAACTGAAGGCCCTGGAGGCTGAGAAGGCCGAGCTGGCGAAAGCGGCCGAGAGGGCACAGCAGCTCGAGCGCAGGCTGGCCCTCGTCAACGCCCTGGGCGACCCAAAAGTTGCCGAGTTCGTCGAACCCCACGCCGACAAGTTCATCGGCGAGGACGGCAACGTCAACGTGGAGGCCATCTACGAAACGTTCCCGTTCCTCAAACAGGCCCAGAGCCCTGCCGTGCGGGGGGCTAACCCAGGCCACCCCAGCGGCGGACTGACCCGCGAGCAGATCGCCAAAATGACACCGGAGGAGTACGAGAAACGCCGAACGGAAATCATGGAGGCGCTGCGCAGCGGGAAGCTATAGGAGGAAGTGAAAAATGCCCACCAACGTAATTGTTAATGGCAGCCCCAACGGCTGGATCCCCGAAATCTGGGCGCGCGAAGTGCTCCAGCACCTGCGTAACTACATCACCCTAACCCCTCGCGTCAACCGCGACTACGACAACGAGATCGCCAATGTGGGCAGCACCGTCAACGTGCCGCTGCCCCTGAGCCTGCAGGCGTCCGATGCCCCGGCCAGCGGCACCGTTGACGTCAGCGCCAACACCGTCCCTGTCGTGCTCGACAAGTTCAAGACCGTCGACGCTCAAATCGGCGACCTCATCAACGCGCAGTCGCGGCCTGACGTGCTGCAGAACGTCACCCGCGCGGCCGGCATCGCCCTCGCCGAGGCTGTCGAGAGCGACCTGATGGCGCTCTACGCCAACGCCGCCGCGTCCGTGGGCACGGCCGGCACCGACGTCACCGCGGCCGTCATCCGTGAGGCGCGGCAGAAACTGGTCGAGGCCAAAGCTCCGCAGCTCGAGCCGAAGTTCGCCGTCCTGAGCCCCAAGGACTACGCCGCGCTCCTCGGCGACAGCAACGTGACCAACGCTCTCAGCTACGGCGGCGCTGACGCCATCCGCGAGGGGCGTATGCCCAGCCTGTACGGCATCGAGCTGCTCGAGAGCCAGCTGGTGCCCGTGGTATCGGGCAGCCCTGACACTGTCTACAACCTGGCGTTCACTCGCGATTTCGCCGTGCTCGCCAGCCGTCCGCTCCCCGCCCCGCTCGACGGCACCCCGAGCGCCGTCGTCATGGACGACGAGAGCGGGCTGTCGTTCCGCATGACGCTCCAGTACAGCAACACCCAGAAAAACCATGTGCTCAGCATCGACCTGCTGTACGGCGTCAAGGCGGTCAGGCCCGAGCTCGGCGTGCAGGTCCTGGGGTAGCCGATGACGGCCCCGGTTCGCGTGCGTAATCCGCTCGGGCTCGTCAGCTGGGTTAGCGCGGAGCAGGCCGAACGCCTGCTCCGGATACCCGGCTGGGAGCGCGTGGAGGATGAGCCGAAGCCCGCGAAAAAGCCGGCCCGCAAAGGCCGGCGGAAGGACGGTGCGTAGTGCACCTCGTCTACCCGCCCAATGGTGAGCCCATCCGTGTCGCCGACAAGCGGCTGGCCGAGCATCTGGCCAGCCGCCCCGGCTGGCGGATGGAGCTCGAGGCCGAACAGGATGCTGAGCAGCGCCCGCCGAAGCGGCGGCGCACCAAACGGGAGGCCTAGTTCATGGCCCGCACCTACGACCCCGCAAACCTGGCAGGAGCCGACGCCACTAGCCGCACATGGGCGGCGGCGTGGGTGCGGTTTCTGATCCGCGACATCCCCAATGCCGCCGGGGCGTGGCCGCCCGGCGGCTATGATGACGCCGAAATCGAGGCCAACCTCGAGCAGACGGCGGTCAAATACGACGGCTCGACCTACTACCTGCCCCACGAAGCGGCCATCATGCTTCTCCAGGCTGACCCCGAGCGCGTCACCAGCTGGCGTGTGCCCGGGCTCAGCGAGAAGTACGTCAACGTGAGCGACGTCGTGGCGGCCATCCGTGAGCAGTACGGGCGTCAGTTCGAGGCCATGCTGCCAGAGGGCGCCCGTCCCTACCGGGGGGTGATCTGGTGAGGCGACGCTGGGCCAGCGACATGACCGTGACCCGGGAGACCCCGGCCGCCAATGCTTACGACCCGCCCGTGTCCAGCACCTACGGCCCCTATGCCGCCGTAGTCACGCCCGCCGATGAGCGCACGGCCTACTACTCCGAGTTGCGCGGCCAGCGCGTCACGCACGTGGCTGTGCTGGACGCCGGCGCCAACATCCAGGCCGGTGACAGGGCCACGGTTGACGGACAGGACTACCTGGTGCGTGAGGTGCGCGAGGCGGCCCGACAGCTCACGGTCATGCTGGAGGTGCGCCGGTGAGGCGGCGCAGCAATCGCCGCGAGGTCGAGCGCCGCCTCGACGCCCTGGCCCGGCGTGTCGTGCGCGTGCGGGCAGATAGCCTGCGCGCCGAGGAGTACGGCATCCTCGAGGCGTACCGGGTTGGCCGCGGCGAGCACTGGCCCGGCAACCCCAACCCCTCGAGCGCCCCCGGCGACCCGCCGGCCAGGCAGACCGGGCACCTGATGGAAAGTGTGCGCTACATCATGCATCCGTCGGAACTGCGGGCCATCATCGGCCCGCTCGAGCGCGGCAGCACCATCGAACGACCAGAGGCGGTGCCGTATGCGGTGGAGCTCGAGTACGGCCGGCTCAACGTTGAGCCGCGGCCCTGGATACGCCCGGCCTATGAGCGCTGGCGGGCCAAATGGGCCCGTGGAGGTGGCAGGTTATGACCCAGTACGACGCCATCCACGCCCTCATCGCCGACATCGTGGCGGCCGGGCACACCGTGCGCACCACGGGCCAGCCGCCCCCGGACGCGCCGTTCGTGGCCGTCTACGAGGTGGCCGACACCCCGCGCTATTCGCTCGACGTGCCAGACGAGGCCGTCAGCGAGGCGCGGGTGCAGGTCGAGACCTGGGCGGCTAACCTGCACGACGCCCATCAGCTCGCCGACGCCGTGCAGACCATCTGCCACGCGGCGGGCTGGGAGCGCGTGCAATCGCTCAGCACGCAACGAGACGAGGCGGCCGGCCTTTATCGGGCCGTCCGTGATTACCGGCTGCTGCGGCAGCCGTAGGAGGTGAGAACATGGCCGTAAAGAGCCGTGGATTCGTAAAGATCGAACTCAGCACCGATGGCGGTACCACCTGGAACGCCCTCCCTCAGCCGACGCAGCTCAACTACAAGGGGGCGCTCGGCACCATCGATATCCGTCACTTCGACAGCACCAGCCAGGAGGCCATCGCCGACATCCACGCCGCGAGCGCCGACTACTCCGGCTATTTCGTGCCCGGCAGCACCGTCCTGGCGACGCTGCGCAGCGCCAACGAGGCGGGCACGAAAATCCGCGTCAAGTTGACGTACGGCGACAGCGCGAACCCCGAACTGTTCGTGTTCGACGCCTACGTTTCGGATTTCAACGTCTCCGCCGGCGACGTCCAGGAGGTCAGCGCCACGTTCAAGGGCGACGGGGCCGTTTCGAGCTCCTAACGATGATTCTGTCCGCGAGGCTGCGGGGCTGGCGCGGCGACCCGCCCAGCTCCGCGCCCATCGTGGGCCTGGGCTGCGAACAAGTAGACGGGGGCGTCTGGTGCGCGCTCGTCTACG